GAGGTATTTCACTAAGCCGTACGAAAATACCTCCCTTTTGTGGATTTGTCTGTTTGTCGACTTTTTGTGTTGGTGGTGAGTGTTGTGCAGCCTGAGCTTCCTGATAGTCGTGATTGGTGTGGGGAGACGCGTCGTTGGTGGCGTGTGTGGGGTGAGGATAGTCGCGCGCCGTATGTGTCTGATGAGGAGTGGCTGTTTCTCATGGATGCTGCGGTGATTCATGATTGTGTGTGGCGTGAGGGCAGGGCGGATTTGGTGGCTTCGCTTCGTGCTCATGTGAAGGCTTTTATGGGCATGTTGGATCGTTATTCGGTTGATGTGGTGTCTGGTGGCCGTGGTGGGGGTTCTGCGGTGGCGATGATTGACCGGTATAGGAAGCGTAGGGGGGCTTGAGTAGGTGTCTGGTGTTGTTGGGTCTCAGGTGCCTCGTCATCGTGTGGCTGCGGCGTATTCGGTGTCTGCTGGGGGTGATGCTGGGGAGTTGGGTCGTGCGTATGGGTTGACGCCTGATCCGTGGCAGCAGCAGGTGTTGGATGATTGGCTTGCTGTCGGTAGTAATGGCAGGCTTGCTTCGGGTGTGTGTGGGGTGTTTGTTCCGCGGCAGAATGGCAAAAACGCGATCCTTGAGATTGTGGAGTTGTTTAAGGCGACTATTCAGGGTCGCCGTATTTTGCATACGGCTCACGAGTTGAAGTCGGCTCGTAAGGCGTTTATGCGGTTGCGTTCGTTTTTTGAGAATGAGCGCCGCTATCCGGATTTGGCTCGTATGGTGAAGTCGATTCGTGCGACGAATGGTCAGGAGGCTATTGTGTTGCATCATCCGGATTGTCCGACTTTTGAGAAGAAGTGTGGTTGTCCGGGTTGGGGTTCGGTTGAGTTTGTGGCTCGTTCTCGGGGTTCGGCTCGCGGGTTTACGGTTGATGATTTGGTGTGTGATGAGGCTCAGGAGTTGTCGGATGAGCAGTTGGAGGCTTTGCTTCCTACAGTAAGCGCTGCCCCGTCTGGTGATCCGCAGCAGATTTTCCTTGGCACGCCGCCTGGACCGTTGGCGGACGGTAGCGTGGTGTTGCGTCTTCGCGGGCAGGCTTTGTCGGGTGGTAAACGGTTTGCGTGGACGGAGTTTTCGATTCCTGACGAGTCTGATCCGGATGATGTGTCGCGGCAGTGGCGGAAGCTTGCTGGTGACACTAATCCTGCGCTGGGTAGGCGTCTGAATTTTGGTACAGTTTCGGATGAGCATGAGTCGATGTCTGCTGCCGGGTTTGCTCGGGAGCGGCTTGGCTGGTGGGATCGTGGTCAGTCTGCTTCGTCGGTGATTCCGGCGGATAAGTGGGTTCAGTCTGCTGTGGATGAGGCGAGTCTGTCTGGTGGGAAGGTTTTTGGTGTCTCGTTTTCTCGCTCGGGGGATCGTGTCGCGTTGGCTGGTGCTGGCCGGACTGATGCTGGGGTTCATGTTGAGGTTATTGATGGCCTGTCTGGCACGATTGTTGATGGTGTGGGCCAGCTGGCTGATTGGTTGGCGTTGCGTTGGGGTGACACTGAAAAGATCATGGTTGCCGGGTCTGGTGCGGTGTTGTTGCAGAAGGCTTTAAGTGATCGTGGTGTACCTGGTCGGGGTGTTGTGGTTGCCGATACTGGGGTGTATGTGGAGGCGTGTCAGGCCTTCCTGGAGGGTGTCAGGTCTGGGAGTGTTTCTCATCCTCGTGCCGATTCGAGGCGTGACATGTTGGATATTGCTGTGAGGTCGGCGGTGCAGAAGAAGAAGGGTTCTGCGTGGGGTTGGGGTTCCTCGTTTAAGGATGGTTCTGAGGTGCCTTTGGAGGCTGTGTCTTTGGCGTATCTTGGTGCGAAGATGGCGAAAGCGAAGCGGCGTGAACGGTCTGGTAGGAAGCGGGTGTCTGTGGTATGAACTCGGATGAGTTGGCTCTGATTGAGGGCATGTTTGATCGTATCCAAAGGTTGTCTTCGTGGCATTGTCGCATTGAGGGCTACTATGAGGGCTCTGCCCGGGTGCGTGATTTGGGGGTGGCTATTCCTCCGGAGTTGCAGCGTGTGCAGACTGTGGTGTCGTGGCCTGGTATAGCTGTGGATGCTTTGGAGGAGCGTCTGGATTGGCTTGGCTGGACTAATGGTGACGGCTACGGCCTGGATGGTGTGTATGCTGCGAATCGGCTTGCTACGGCGTCGTGTGATGTGCATTTGGATGCACTAATTTTTGGGTTGTCGTTTGTTGCGATCATTCCTAATGGTGATGGTTCGGTGTTGGTTCGTCCGCAGTCGCCCAAGAATTGTACTGGCCGGTTTTCGGCTGACGGGTCTCGTCTGGATGCTGGCCTTGTGGTGCAGCAGACGTGTGATCCTGAGGTTGTTGAGGCGGAGTTGTTGTTGCCTGATGTGATTGTTCAGGTGGAGCGGCGTGGGTCTCGTGAGTGGGTTGAGACGGGCCGTATCGAGAATGTGTTGGGTGCTGTTCCGCTTGTGCCTGTTGTGAATCGTCGCCGTACTTCGAGGATTGATGGCCGTTCGGAGATTACGAGGTCTATTAGGGCTTACACGGATGAGGCTGTGCGCACACTGTTGGGGCAGTCTGTGAATCGTGACTTCTATGCCTATCCTCAGCGTTGGGTGACGGGTGTGTCGGCTGACGAGTTTTCGCAGCCTGGCTGGGTCCTGTCGATGGCTTCTGTGTGGGCTGTGGATAAGGATGATGATGGTGACACTCCGCATGTGGGGTCGTTTCCTGTGAATAGTCCTACACCGTATTCGGATCAGATGCGTTTGTTGGCGCAGTTGACTGCGGGTGAGGCGGCTGTTCCGGAGCGCTATTTTGGGTTTATCACGTCTAACCCGCCTAGTGGGGAGGCTTTGGCTGCGGAGGAGTCTCGGCTTGTGAAGCGTGCTGAACGCAGGCAGACGTCGTTTGGTCAGGGCTGGCTGTCGGTTGGTTTCCTGGCTGCCAAGGCGTTGGATTCGAGTGTTGATGAGGCCGATTTTTTTGGTGATGTGGGTTTGCGTTGGCGTGATGCGTCGACGCCGACTCGGGCGGCTACGGCTGATGCTGTGACGAAGCTTGTTGGTGCCGGTATTTTGCCTGCTGATTCTCGGACGGTGTTGGAGATGTTGGGTTTGGATGATGTGCAGGTTGAGGCTGTGATGCGTCATCGTGCTGAGTCTTCGGATCCGTTGGTGGCACTGGCTGGCGCTATATCGCGTCAAACTAACGAGGTATGATAGGCGATGGCTTCGGGTGCTATGTCGAGGCTTGCTGCGACTGAGTATCAGCGTGAGGCGGTCAGGTTTGCTGGGAAGTATGCTGGGTATTATGCCGAGTTGGGTCGTTTGTGGCGTGCCGGGAAGATGACAGATGCGCAGTATGTGCGTTTGTGTGTGGAGTTGGAGCGTGCCGGCCATGATGGTTCGGCGTCGTTGGCTGCCAGGTTTGTTTCGGATTTTCGCCGGTTGAATGGTGTGGATCCGGGTTTGATTGTGTATGACGAGTTTGATGCTGCGGCGGCGTTGGCTAGGTCGTTTTCGACTATGAAGATTATGAATAGTGACCCGGATAGGGCGAATGACACGATTGATGCGATGGCTGCGGGTGTTAATCGGGCTGTCATGAATGCTGGCCGTGACACGGTTGAGTGGTCTGCGGGTGCGCAGGGTAGGTCGTGGCGCAGGGTGACTGATGGTGATCCGTGCGCATTTTGTGCCATGTTGGCTACGAGGTCGGATTATACGACTCGGGAGCGGGCGCTTACTACTGGTCATACGCGGCGTCATAAGCGTGGTGGTAAGCGCCCGTTTGGTTCGAAGTATCATGATCATTGTGGTTGTACGGTGGTTGAGGTTGTTGGCCCTTGGGAACCAAATAGGGCTGATGCCGAGTATCAGAGGACGTATGAGAAGGCTCGTGAGTGGGTTGATGATCATGGGTTGCAGCAGTCGCCTGGCAATATTTTGAAGGCTATGCGTACTGTTGGTGGCATGAGATAATTTGATGTGGTTTCCGGTTGTGTGCCGCCGGTTATCGGTGCACAGGGTTGTCTCCCGCACGGGGGTCAACAATGTTGTGTTGTTTTCCGCAAGGAGTATAGGGTTAGGCTATGGCCGATCAGAGTGTTGAAGAACAGAATGTTGACAATGATGCTGTTGAGCCCGGAAAGGGTGGGGACGTTGTTGATGTTGTGAAGGATGGGCAGGCTGCCGGCGATGATCATGCCGGTGATGTTTCCGTGAAGGAGGAGTCTTCTTCTGGCACGGATTGGAAGGCTGAGGCTCGTAAGTGGGAGTCTCGTGCTAAAAGTAATTTCGCCGAGTTGGAGAAGCTTCGCGCCTCGGATGGTGATGCGGGGTCTACTATTGATGAGCTTCGCCGCAAGAATGAGGAACTTGAAGACCGGATTAATGGGTTTGTTCTTGAGGGTGTGAAGCGCGAGGTGGCTGCCGAGTGTGGCCTGTCGGGTGATGCGGTCGCTTTCTTGTCGGGTGGCGATCGTGAAGCGCTGGTGGAGTCTGCTAAGGCTTTGAAGGGTTTGATCGACCAGAGTGGTGGTGGCGCGGGTGTGCGCCGTCTTGCGGGGAGTGCCCCCGTTGATGATGTTAAACGACGTGAGGGTGTCGCGTTTGTGGATGCTCTTGTCAATAATTCTAGGAGATGATTTGTGATGGCTGACGATTTTCTTTCTGCAGGGAAGCTTGAGCTTCCTGGTTCTATGATTGGTGCGGTTCGTGACCGTGCTATCGATTCTGGTGTTTTGGCGAAGCTTTCGCCGGAGCAGCCGACTATTTTTGGCCCTGTGAAGGGTGCCGTGTTTAGTGGTGTTCCTCGCGCTAAGATTGTTGGTGAGGGTGAGGTTAAGCCTTCCGCGTCTGTTGATGTTTCGGCGTTTACTGCGCAGCCTATCAAGGTTGTGACTCAGCAGCGCGTAAGCGACGAGTTTATGTGGGCTGATGCTGATTACCGTCTGGGTGTTTTGCAGGATCTGATTTCCCCGGCTCTTGGTGCTTCGATTGGTCGCGCCGTGGATCTGATTGCTTTCCATGGTATTGATCCTGCCACTGGTAAAGCGGCTGCCGCTGTGCATACTTCGCTGGATAAAACGAAGAATGTTGTTGATGCCACCGATTCCGCTACGGCTGATCTTGTTAAGGCTGTCGGCCTTATCGCTGGGGCCGGTTTGCAGGTTCCTAACGGTGTTGCTTTGGATCCGGCGTTCTCGTTTGCCCTGTCTACTGAGGTGTATCCGAAGGGGTCTCCGCTTGCCGGCCAGCCTATGTATCCTGCCGCCGGGTTTGCAGGTTTGGATAATTGGCGTGGGCTGAATGTTGGTGCTTCTTCGACTGTTTCTGGCGCCCCGGAGATGTCGCCTGCCTCGGGTGTTAAGGCTATTGTTGGTGATTTCTCGCGTGTTCATTGGGGTTTCCAGCGTAACTTCCCGATCGAGCTTATCGAGTATGGTGATCCGGATCAGACTGGGCGTGACCTGAAGGGCCATAATGAGGTTATGGTTCGTGCCGAGGCTGTCCTGTATGTGGCTATCGAGTCGCTTGATTCGTTTGCTGTTGTGAAGGAGAAGGCTGCCCCGAAGCCTAATCCGCCGGCCGAGAACTGATTCATTTGTTGCGGTGATGTTTTCTATGTGCAGGGGGTGGTGTTGATGGGTATCATTTTGAAGCCTGAGGATATTGAGCCTTTCGCCGATATTCCTAGAGAGAAGCTTGAGGCGATGATCGCCGATGTGGAGGCTGTGGCTGTCAGTGTCGCCCCCTGTATCGCTAAACCGGATTTCAAATACAAGGATGCGGCTAAGGCGATCCTACGTAGGGCTTTGCTGCGCTGGAATGATACCGGGGTTTCGGGGCAGGTGCAGTATGAGTCTGCGGGTCCTTTCGCTCAGACTACACGGTCTAGTACTCCCACGAATTTGTTGTGGCCTTCTGAGATTGCCGCGTTGAAGAAGCTGTGTGAGGGTGATGGTGGGGCTGGTAAAGCGTTCACTATTACACCGACCATGAGGAGTAGTGTGAATCATTCTGAGGTGTGTTCCACGGTGTGGGGTGAGGGTTGCTCGTGCGGGTCGAATATTAACGGCTACGCTGGCCCTTTGTGGGAGATATGATATGACCAGTTTTCCTTATGGTGAAACGGTTGTGATGCTTCAACCGACTGTTCGTGTCGATGATCTTGGTGACAAGGTTGAGGATTGGGGGCATCCTGTAGAAACCGTGTACCATAACGTGGCCATCTATGCTTCCGTTTCGCAGGAGGATGAGGCCGCGGGGCGTGACTCTGACTATGAGCATTGGTCGATGCTTTTTAAGCAGTCTGTTGTGGGTGCTGATTATCGTTGCAGGTGGCGTATTCGGGGTGTTGTGTGGGAGGCTGACGGGTCTCCTATGGTGTGGCATCATCCGATGTCTGGCTGGGATGCTGGTACGCAGATCAATGTGAAGCGTAAGAAGGGCTGATAGATTGTGGCTCAGGATGTGAATGTGAAGCTGAACTTGCCGGGTATTCGTGAGGTGTTGAAGTCTCCTGGGGTGCAGGCTATGTTGGCTGAGCGTGGCGAGCGTGTCAAGCGTGCGGCCTCGGCGAATGTGGGCGGTAACGCTTTCGATAAGGCCCAGTATCGTGGCGGATTATCATCGGAGGTGCAGGTTCACCGTGTCGAGGCTGTGGCCCGTATAGGCACCACATATAAGGGTGGGAAGCGTATTGAGGCGAAGCATGGCACGTTGGCTCGTTCGATTGGGGCTGCGTCGTGATCGTTTACGGTGATCCGCGTGTGTGGGCTAAACGCGTGCTCAAGGATGATGGCTGGCTGTCTGGGATACCGTGTACAGGGACAGTGCCGGATAGTTTTGAGGGTGACCTTATTTGGTTGGCTCTTGATGGTGGTCCGCAGTTGCATGTGCGTGAGCGTGTTTTTTTGCGGGTGAATGTGTTTTCTGATACGCCGGATCGTGCTATGTCGCTAGCCAGGCGGGTGGAGGCTGTGCTGGCTGATGGTGTGGACGGTGACCCTGTGGTGTACTGTAAGCGGTCTACTGGTCCTGATTTGCTGGTTGATGGTGCACGTTTTGATGTGTATTCGCTTTTTGAGCTGGTGTGTAGGCCTGTCGAATCCGAGTAAACGTTTTGTTTGATATTGTTGTTTGTTTTTTGTTTGATATTGTTTTTGGGGGTTATGATGGCTGGAACACGTAAAGCGTCTAATGTTCGCTCTGCTGTTACGGGTGACGTCTATATTGGTAAAGCTCATGCCGGTGACACTATTGATGGTGTGAAGACGGTTCCTGATGGGCTTACCGCTTTAGGGTATCTGTCGGATGACGGGTTTAAGATTAAGCCTGAGCGTAAAACGGATGATTTGAAGGCTTGGCAGAATGCGGATGTTGTTCGCACTGTGGCTACGGAGTCTTCTATCGAGATTTCTTTCCAGCTGATCGAGTCTAAGAAGGAGGTTATCGAGCTGTTTTGGCAGTCGAAGGTTACTGCCGGAGCCGATTCGGGTTCGTTCGATATTTCTCCTGGTGCCACGACGGGTGTTCATGCCCTGTTGATGGATATTATTGATGGGGATCAGGTTATTCGCTATTATTTCCCTGAGGTTGAGTTGATCGATCGTGACGAGATTAAGGGTAAGAATGGCGAGGTGTACGGGTATGGTGTGACGTTGAAGGCGTATCCTGCCCAGATTAATAAGAAGGGTGATGCGGTGTCTGGTCGGGGGTGGATGACGGCTTTAAAAGCTGATACTCCTCCGACTCCTCCTCCAGCCCCGGTTCCTCCGAAGCCTGAGCCGGATCCTAATCCGCCGGCCGGTAACTGATACACGATTTTAGGGATTGTTGATAGATGAGTGACACAGGTTACACATTAAAGATTGGTGACCGTAGCTGGGTGTTGGCTGATGCGGAGGAGACGGCTCAGGCTGTTCCTGCCCGCGTGTTTCGCCGGGCCGCTAAGATTGCCCAGTCGGGGGAGTCTGCGGATTTCGCCCAGGTTGAGGTGATGTTTTCTATGTTGGAGGCTGCCGCCCCAGTGGATGCTGTGGAGGCCCTGGAGGGGCTTCCTATGGTTCGTGTGGCCGAGATTTTCCGTGAGTGGATGGAATATAAGCCTGACGGTAAGGGTGCCTCGCTGGGGGAATAGTTTGGCTCCACGGCCTGATTGATGATTATCGTGGGGCCATCGAATATGATTGGAGGACCCGGTTCGGTTGCTCGGTTTATGATGTTGGTGGCCCGATAATGTGTTGGGGTGAGGCTGTCCGGCTGGCTGGCGTGTTGTGTGGTGATACGTCGAGCCAGTTGGCGGCCCACCTGAATGGTTGGCAGCGCCCGTTTGAGTGGTGCGAGTGGGCTGTGTTGGACATGTTGGATCATTACAGGTCTGCTAATAGTGAGGGGCAGCCGGAGCCTGTGGCTAGGCCTACGGATGAGCGTAGGGCCCGGTTTACGTCTGGGCAGGTGGACGATATTTTGGCGCGTGTTCGTGCCGGTGGCGGGGTGTCTCGCGAGATTAATATTATGGGGTGAATAGTGTATGTCTGGTGAGATTGCTTCCGCATATGTGTCGTTGTATACGAAGATGCCTGGTTTGAAGGCTGATGTTGGTAAACAGCTTTCCGGGGTTATGCCTGCTGAGGGTCAGCGTTCGGGTAGTCTTTTTGCTAAGGGCATGAAGCTGGCTCTTGGTGGTGCCGCAATGGTGGGTGCCATCAATGTTGCTAAGAAGGGCCTCAAGTCGATTTATGATGTGACTATTGGTGGCGGTATTGCTAGGGCTATGGCTATTGATGAGGCTCAGGCTAAGTTGACTGGTTTGGGTCATACGTCGTCTGATACGTCTTCGATTATGAATTCGGCTATTGAGGCTGTGACTGGTACGTCGTATGCGTTGGGTGATGCGGCTTCTACTGCGGCGGCGTTGTCTGCTTCGGGTGTGAAGTCTGGCGGGCAGATGACGGATGTGTTGAAGACTGTCGCCGATGTGTCTTATATTTCGGGTAAGTCGTTTCAGGATACGGGCGCTATTTTTACGTCTGTGATGGCTCGCGGTAAGTTGCAGGGCGATGACATGTTGCAGCTTACGATGGCGGGTGTTCCTGTACTGTCTTTGCTTGCCAGGCAGACGGGTAAAACCTCGGCTGAGGTGTCGCAGATGGTGTCGAAGGGGCAGATTGATTTTGCCACGTTTGCGGCTGCGATGAAGCTTGGCATGGGTGGTGCTGCGCAGGCGTCTGGTAAGACGTTTGAGGGCGCTATGAAGAATGTTAAGGGTGCCCTGGGTTATCTTGGTGCTACGGCTATGGCGCCGTTTCTTAACGGGTTGCGGCAGATTTTTGTTGCGTTGAATCCGGTGATCAAGTCGGTGACGGATTCTGTGAAGCCGATGTTTGCTGCCGTCGATGCTGGTATTCAGCGTATGATGCCGTCTATTTTGGCGTGGATTAACCGTATGCCGGGCATGATTACGAGAATGAATGCACAGATGCGCGCCAAGGTGGAGCAGTTGAAGGGCATTTTTGCGAGAATGCATTTGCCTGTCCCTAAAGTGAATTTGGGTGCCATGTTTGCGGGTGGCACAGCCGTGTTCGGTATTGTTGCTGCCGGTGTGGGGAAGCTTGTCGCGGGGTTTGCCCCGTTGGCGGTGTCGTTGAAGAATTTGTTGCCGTCGTTTGGTGCTTTGAAGGGTGCCGCTGGCGGGCTTGGCGGCGTGTTTCGCGCCCTGGGTGGCCCTGTCGGTATTGTGATCGGCTTGTTTGCGGCAATGTTTGCCACTAACGCCCAGTTCCGTGCCGCTGTTATGCAGCTTGTGGGGGTTGTTGGCCAAGCTCTGGGCCAGATTATGGCCGCTATTCAGCCACTGTTTGGTTTGGTTGCCGGGCTGGTGGCACAGTTGGCGCCCGTGTTCGGCCAGATTATCGGTTTGGTGGCTGGTTTGGCGGCTCAGCTTGTGCCTGTGATTGGTATGCTGGTGGCACGGCTGGTTCCTGTGATCACGCAGATTATTGGTGCGGTGACACAGGTTGCTGCAATGTTGCTGCCTGCGTTGATGCCGGTGCTTCAGGCTGTTGTGGCTGTGATACGGCAGGTTGTTGGCGTGATCATGCAGTTGGTGCCTGTTTTGATGCCTGTGATTCAGCAGATTTTGGGTGCTGTCATGTCTGTTTTGCCGTCGATTGTTGGTTTGATCCGGTCGCTGATACCGGTGATCATGTCGATTATGCGTGTGGTGGTGCAGGTTGTTGGTGCCGTGCTACAGGTGGTGGCCCGTATTATTCCGGTTGTTATGCCGATTTATGTTTCGGTGATTGGATTCATTGCCAAGATTTATGCTGCGGTTATCGGTTTTGAGGCTAAGATTATTGGCGCTATTCTTCGTACTATTACGTGGATTGTGAATCATTTAGTGTCTGGCGTGAGGTCTATGGGCACGGCCATCCAGAATGGCTGGAATCATATCAAATCGTTTACGTCTGCGTTTATGAGCGGTTTTAAGTCGATCATTTCTGGCGGCGTGAACGCGGTTGTGGGGTTTTTTGCCCGGCTTGGTTCTTCGGTTGCCGCCCATGTGAGGTCTGGGTTTAACGCGGCTCGTGGCACTGTTTCTTCTGCGATGAATGCTATTCGGAGTGTTGTGTCTTCGGTGGCGTCTGCTGTTGGCGGGTTTTTCAGTTCGATGGCGTCTAGGGTTCGTAGTGGTGCTGTGCGCGGGTTTAATGGTGCCCGGAGTGCGGCTTCTTCTGCTATGCATGCTATGGGGTCCGCTGTGTCTAGTGGTGTGCATGGTGTGCTGGGTTTTTTCCGGAATTTGCCTGGCAATATTCGGCGTGCGCTTGGTAATATGGGGTCCTTGTTGGTGTCTGCTGGTCGTGATGTGGTGTCTGGTTTGGGTAATGGTATCCGGAATGCTATGAGTGGCCTGTTGGATACGGTGCGTAATATGGGTTCTCAGGTTGCTAATGCGGCTAAGTCGGTGTTGGGTATTCATTCCCCGTCGAGGGTGTTTCGTGACCAGGTTGGCCGGCAGGTTGTTGCCGGTTTGGCTGAGGGTATTACTGGTAATGCTGGTTTGGCGTTGGATGCGATGTCTGATATGGCGGGACGGCTGCCTGATGCGGTTGATGCCCGGTTTGGTGTGCGATCGTCTGTGGGCTCGTTTACCCCGTATGGCAGGTATCAGCGTATGAATGATAAGAGTGTTGTGGTGAATGTGAATGGACCCACGTATGGGGATCCGAACGAGTTTGCGAAGCGGATTGAGCGGCAGCAGCGTGACGCTTTGAACGCGTTGGCTTACATGTGATATGGGGTGTTGTGCATGTTTATTCCTGACCCGTCTGATCGTGCCGGTTTGACTGTTACCTGGTCTATGTTGCCGTTGATTGGTAATGATCCGGAGCGTGTGCTTCATTTGACGGATTACACGGGTGCGTCTCCTGTCATGTTGTTGAATGATTCGTTGCGCGGTTTGGGTGTTCCCGAGGTGGAGCATTTTTCTCAAACACATGTTGGGGTGCACGGCTCGGAGTGGCGCGGGTTTAATGTGAAGCCTCGCGAGGTGACATTACCGGTGTTGGTGTCGGGTGTTGACCCGGATCCGGTGGGCGGGTTTCGTTACGGTTTTTTGAAAGCGTATGACGCGTTGTGGTCTGCGTTTTCCCCCGGAGAGGAGGGGGAGTTGTCTGTGAAGACTCCTGCCGGTCGTGAGCGTGTGCTAAAATGCCGGTTTGATTCGGTGGATGACACGTTTACGGTTGATCCGGTGAATCGTGGCTATGCGCGTTATGTGATTCATTTGACAGCCTATGACCCGTTTTGGTATGGGGAGGAGCAAAAGTTTCGTTTCAGTAACGCGAAGTTGCAGGATTGGCTGGGTGGCGGCCCTGTCGGCAAGGATGGTACGGCGTTTCCTGTGGTGTTGACGCCTGGTGTTGGTTCGGGTTGGGATAATCTGTCTAATAAGGGTGATGTGCCTGCGTGGCCTGTGATTCGTGTTGAGGGGCCTTTGGAGTCGTGGTCTGTGCAGATTGATGGTTTGCGTGTGTCTTCGGATTATCCTGTCGAGGAGTATGATTGGATCACTATTGATACGGATCCTCGTAAACAGTCTGCGTTGTTGAATGGGTTTGAGGATGTGATGGATCGTTTGAAGGAGTGGGAGTTTGCGCCTATCCCGCCTGGCGGTTCCAAGAGTGTGAATATTGAGATGGTTGGTTTGGGTGCCATTGTTGTGTCGGTGCAGTACAGGTTTTTGAGGGCTTGGTGAATGATTGTGGCTGGTCTTGTTCCGCAGATAACATTGTTTACGCCGGATTATCGTCGTGTGGCGCCTATCAATTTTTTTGAGTCGTTGAAGTTGTCGTTGAAGTGGAATGGTTTGTCGACGCTGGAGTTGGTGGTGTCTGGTGATCATTCTAGGCTTGACGGGTTGACTAGGCCGGGTGCACGGCTGGTTGTTGATTATGGTGGTGGCCAGATTTTTTCTGGGCCTGTGCGTAAGGTTCATGGTGTGGGTCCGTGGCGTTCTTCGCGGGTGACTATCACGTGTGAGGATGATATTCGGCTGTTGTGGCGTATGTTGATGTGGCCTGTGAATTATCGTCCTGGTTTGGTTGGTATGGAGTGGCGTGCGGACCGGGATTATGCCCACTATTCGGGTGCGGCGGAGTCGGTTGCTAAGCAGGTGTTGGGGGATAATGCTTGGCGTTTTCCGCCTGGTTTGTTTATGACCGATGATGAGAAGCGTGGACGCTATATTAAGGATTTTCAGGTGCGGTTTCATGTGTTTGCCGATAAGTTGTTGCCGGTGTTGTCGTGGGCTCGGATGACTGTCACGGTGAACCAGTTTGAGAATGCGAAGTTTGATCAGCGTGGTTTGCTGTTTGATTGTGTGCCTGCTGTGACCCGGAAGCATGTGTTGACTGCCGAGTCTGGTTCAATTGTATCGTGGGAGTATGTGCGTGACGCCCCTAAGGCGACATCTGTGGTGGTTGGTGGCCGCGGCGAGGGCAAAGATCGGCTGTTTTGTGAGGATGTTGATTCGGCGGCCGAGGATGACTGGTTTGATCGTGTCGAGGTGTTTAAGGATGCCCGTAACACGGATTCCGAGAAGGTGTCTCTCTTTGATGAGGCTGAGCAGGTGTTGCAGGAGTCGGGGGCCACGTCGGGGTTTAAGATCGAGTTGGCTGAGTCGGATGTGTTGCGTTTTGGGCCGGGCAATCTGATGCCGGGTGATTTGATCTATGTGGATGTGGGTTCTGGGCCTATTGCGGAGATTGTTCGGCAGATTGATGTGGAGTGTGTATCGCCTGGTGATGGTTGGACGAAGGTGACACCGGTTGCGGGGGATTATGAGGATAATCCGTCGGCGTTGCTAGCTCGCCGTGTTGCTGGTTTGGCTGCGGGTGTGCGGGATTTGCAAAAATTCTAGAATGATGGGGGTTTGTTGTGGCTATTGTGTGTAAAGGGTTTGATGGTGTGTTGACCGAGTATGATTGGGCTCAAATGTCTGGTCTGATGGGTAATATGCCGTCTGTGAAAGGGCCGGACGATTTTCGCGTCGGCACTACTGTTCAGGGTGCCACAGTGTTGTGTGAGGTTCTGCCGGGGCAGGCTTGGGCTCACGGGGTGATGTGCACGTCGAATAGTGTTGAGACGGTGACGGGGCAGCTGCCTGGTCCTGGTGAGACCCGATACGACTATGTGGTGTTGTCGCGGGATTGGGAGCAGAACACAGCAAAGTTGGAGATTGTTCAGGGTGGCCGTGCGGAGCGTGCCAGGGATGTGTTGCGCGCCGAGCCTGGCGTGTTCCATCAGCAGCTACTGGCGACTTTGGTGTTGTCGTCTAACGGGTTGCAGCAGCAGTTGGATAGGCGTGCTATAGCG